CGGTGTTCGCCCCGCTTTCGTACTTCCCTCTACACTCGTGGTCTCTGACGACGGCACGGTCAGCACGAACACTGCACCGGCCATCAACGCCAGTTCCACGAATCTGGGGAAGCAGAACGCACCCTTCAACTTCGCGTATACCGTCACCGATGCAGACGGTGACACCCTGACCGTTACAGAAAAACTGGACGGCAAGACCACTGCCACCCGCACCGGCATTGCAAGCGGTACTGCGCTGACCTTTGGGCAGGGCAGTACCGCAGAAAATTTCCAGCGTATCCTGAATGGCTCCCATACCATTCAGATCACCGCGAACGATGGCAAGGAGAGCACCAGCCTGAACGCCACGTTCACCAAGAGCGTTACCGGCGCAAGTGTGACGCTGGCCGAACCTCTGACCGTGGAGGGCGACATCACCGTTGCCGTGCTTCAGGTGACCGGCTCCATCCCGGACGATGCTGTCTTTAAGGCCGAGGTGACGAACAATGCCAACGACCCGTCCCCGGTCTGGCAGGATGTCACGACCGAGGTGCAGAAGGGCACGAACATTGTGTTCAGCAACAGCACCGCCACCAATGGTGCGGCGTTCAACTTCCGCATTTCCGTCAGCCGTGGTGCATCCGGCACAGGCGGCTACATCGAAGCCGTCACCGGCGCGTTCCAGTAAGGAGGACGAAATCATGGTCGAATGGAAGAAGCATAATCTGCCCACCCGGCAGGAGAAGGAAGCCGCAGCCAAGAAACAGGCCGAGAAAGACGGCCTGCCTGACCGCGTGGCCGAGGTCGAGGACGCAATGTGCGAACAGGACGCAGCCAACGAGAAGCGTTTGACCGACATCGAAACCGCGCTGTGTGAGCTGGACGCAGCGCTGAATAAAGAATAAGGAGGTATCACCATGAACATTATCTGGGCAAACCGCCTGATTGCAGGCACTAAAACTTGGGCAGAGATGCCCGCATCCCGCCGTGCAGGCGTGAAGAAAGTTCTGGCCGAGCGCGTAAACAAGGGAGAGATCACCGCCGAGGATTACAAGCGCATCACCGGTGACGACTATGACGTGGCCTGATCTGTGCGAAAGGCTGCTGACCCGGCTGGAAGCGCAGGGCGAGAACATGAGCACCGAGCGTGCAGAGTTCGGAGTGCTGATGGTGGACTGCTGCATGAGAGGGTGCGGGGCGGACCTGCGCCCGAAAGGAGATGTTGAAGATGGCGATTAAAGCCTATTCACTGGCAAAGGATGGTAACAAGAAACTGTCCGCAAACTTTGCCGTGAAAGAGTTTCGCTGCAAGGATGGGACTGACCCCATCTTTATTGATGATGTGTTGGTGAAACTGTTGCAGAACATCCGGAATCACTTTGGAAAGGCTGTTACGATCACCAGCGCATATCGCACTGCCGCCCATAACAAGGCGGTCAAGGGCGCAACGTACAGTCAGCATTGCTACGGTATGGCGGCAGATATTCGGATTCAGGGCGTGGACGTGGAAACGCTCGCGACCTACGCCGAAACGCTGCTGAAAAACACCGGCGGCATCGGACGTTACCCGGTAAAAACTGGTCGTCCTGCTGGCTGGGTACACATCGACACCCGTGCGGTAAAGAGCCGTTGGGTGGGTTAAGAGTAGGAGGAAAACAGTATGGAGAACATTCTGAAAGTTTTTCTGATGGCATTCCCTGAATGGCTGGCCTGTATCTTCATGGTGGTCGGCCTTGTGGTCACGGCGCTGGCGGCGGTACGTCTGGGCTACGGCCTTGTGGTCGCAAAGACTGTGTACAAGTGGATCGTCAACGCAGAGGAAAAGTTCGGCAGTGGCGCGGGTGCAGAAAAGAAAGCCCATGTCATTGCCGTACTGCGTGGGTACACCCCGGACTGGCTGGACTGGGCAATCAATGAGCGGACGCTGGATTGGATCGTGCAGCTTGTGTTCGACTTTACCAAGAAGAAGCTCGAAGATTACATGGCAAAGAAATCCGCAGAAACCACTACTGTGGCCCATTTCGGTAACGTGGGGGAGAACAAGCGTAATGACTGACGAGGAACTGGAACATCGCCTGACAGCGGTCGAAAACCGTGCACAGAGCAACACCCACCGGCTGGACGAGCTGGGGAAGCTGACCGATGCAGTAAACGGCATGAACACCAATATCAAGTTGACCATCCAGCAACTCGAAACCACAAACCGGAGCCTTGAAGTTGTGACGGCACAGAACAAGAAGCAGGACGACCGCTTGACCGCGCTGGAAAAAGCCCCCGGAGTATTTGGAAACAAACTCTGGTGGGCAGTCATTGCGGCAGTGATCGCAGGCTTTGTTGCATCTGAATTGGCAAGGTATCTCCACTAAGTAAAGCAATGCCCCGCTGGCATCCTGATGGATTGCTGGCGGGGCATTTTTTGTTTGTCTGGGAGTTTTGCACAAAGGAAATGTGCAAAGTGTGGAAAGTTTGCGAATTGACAACGGTACACCGTATAATTTACGCTTAAAACGAAAATAAACGCCATAGTCGGAAGGAGGAAAACGGCGTGCGAGTGTTCAAACAGCTTACGCTTACAGACCGAATCCGTATCGAAAAGTGGTTGAAAGATGGGCTGAGAGTAAAGGAAATCGCAGACAGGCTGCGGGTGGACCCGTCCACGGTGTACCGGGAATTGAAGCGCGGCAGTTATGACAAGCTGGACGGTAAGACGTGGAAGCTGATTCCTACATACAGCCCGGACATTGCAGAGCAAAGGTATCAGGCACATCTTCGGGAAAAGGGGCCAAACCTTAAAATCGGCAAGGATCATGAGCTTGCAAGCTATATCGAACAGACCATTATAGATAAGGACTGCTCACCGGCTGCGGTGTATGGTTATGCCATGGAAGAAGGACGGACATTCAAAACGCATATATCGGTGCCTACCATATATAGCTACATCAAAAAGGGTGTGTTCCTGAATCTGACACAAAAGGCTCTGCCCAGACATGGCGTGCATAAGGGCGACTATAAAAAGGTCAAAACAAAGAATCCTGCCCGTGCGCCGGCTGGTGAGAGTATCGAAAAACGCCAGGCGGAAGTAAAAGACCGTGAAGAATTTGGACACTGGGAAATGGACACGGTGTATTCCGGCAAGAAGAAAAGTACGGTTGCACTGCTGGTGCTGACCGAGCGCAAAACCCGGAACGAAAATATTATAATGGTGCCGGATCGCCGTGCAGAGACGACCGTGCAGGCAATCAATGCGCTGGAACGGAAGTTGGGCGCAGAGAAGTTTGGCATCATTTATAAGAGCATCACGGTGGACAACGGCAGTGAGTTTGCATTGGCCGATCAGCTGGAACAGTCCTGCATCACCGGGGATAAGCGGACGAAGGTATATTACTGCCACCCGTATTCTTCCTGGGAACGTGGGAGCAATGAGAATGTGAACGGCATGATCCGCCGCCGGCATCCGAAAGGCACGGACTTCTCAAAGGTCACAGCGGAAGAAATCGCAGCCACGGAGAACTGGATTAACAGCTATCCTAGAAAAATTTTCGGCTATAAGAGCGCCGGCACAATGTTCCGCGAATGCCTGCGGGAGCTTGGTTTGACAGCATAAAGCACATAGAAAGCAGAAAATCACTGGTAAAAATGAACAATAAGGGATAACCGCAAGCGGGGTGCGCTTGGCGGCTTGTTTGCTTTACGCTAAAATCCACAAAAACAGAGCCGAAAATTTGTTGCATTTAATGCTTTACTTTTCAAAGCTGAATTTGTAAAATAAACGCAAGAGAAAACGCAAGAGAAATCTTAGCGGATTCTCTTGCGTTATTTTTTTGCGCATTTTTCAGGAAAGCGAGGGAACAGGAATGGCAAAACACATGACGCAGGATGACCGCAAGGTGCTGGAAGCCCGGTACAATGCCGGACAGAGTGTTGCCGGAATCGCCAGGGCGATGAGCTTCAACTATTCCACCATCTATAAGGAACTGAAGCGCGGTGACACTGGAAAGATGGATGCCAATGGTCGCGCAGGATATAGTGCAGAGCTTGGGCAGCAGCGATTATACAACGCAAAGCAGCGGTTCAGGTATCGGGCGGATTGCCCGGCGGAGTAAGGCATGGGAGAAGTGTTTAAGCTGAACCATTGCTATAACATGGACTGCCTGCCGGCAATGGAACTGTTCCCGGATAATTATTTTGATTTGGCGGTTGTGGATCCACCGTATTTCTCTGGCCCGGAACGCAGAGGATTTTACGGATCAAAAGTCAGCAAAATAGGCGTACATCGTGACTACCCCGTTTCTCCTGCTTGGAGTAAACCAGAACCGGAGTATTTCAGGGAGCTGCTTCGAGTGTGCCGCCGCTATATTGTATGGGGCTGTAATTATTTTGACTACCAGTTTGCTACTGGACGGATCGTGTGGGATAAGTGCAATGGAAATTCTAGCTTTTCAGATTGCGAGATTGCGGCAACAAATTTGTTTTCCTCAGTGAGAATGTTCCGGTATATGTGGTCCGGCATGATGCAGGGAAAAAGCATCACAGAAGGAGACACCATGCAGGGAAACAAGAGCTTGAACGAAAAGCGCATCCACCCAACGCAGAAGCCGGTTGCTCTTTATGACTGGATTTTCAAAAACTATGCAGAGCCAGGGCAGAAGATCCTTGACACCCACCTCGGAAGCGGAAGTAGCCGCATAGCAGCATATGAGGCAGGGCTTGGCTTTATCGGATTTGAAATTGATCCGTTCTATTTCCAGTTGGAAGAAGAACGGTTTTCTGAGTACACAAGTCAAACAAGCCTGTTTCACATGGAGGGAAAGAAAAATGATTCTTGAAAAACTTCACAGAGCAATCAATAACTTCAACAAGACATTCAACTGGCGGCGCTTCCGCCGCGATGCGCTGCACTTGGGAGAAAGCCTGCTGGTGTTCGGCGTGCTGTATGGCATTTTTTCAACCCTGATCTGGGGTGTCTGCTGGCTGTTCAAAATCAATTACAACCCAGATCTCATTGCCGTTGCATGGGCAGTGCCGGTGTTGCTGGACACTTTGGTCAACAAGGCTTATGACTGGAACAATGAAGTCCGGGACTGGGATTGAGAGGCGGGAACGACCTATGGATGAAGCAACAAGAATCTCGCTGAAAGACCAGTTCAACAGCCTTTTGGTACGGGCTATTGAGGGTAGGCGCGGCGGTATGGCACTGATGCGGGTGCTGGAAGAACTGGACTTTTACAATTCCCCGGCCAGCGCGAAGCATCACCTGAATATTCCCGGCGGTCTGGTGCTGCATTCTCTCAATGTGGCAAGAGCTGCCCTGGAATTATGCGACAAGATGCCGCAGTTTGCAAAATGCAATAAGGGCGCAGTCTTGACCGCCGCGTTACTCCATGACGTTTGCAAGGCTGGGCAGTACATCAAAAAGCCGGATGGCAGTTACTGTTATGAAGATAGTCACTTGATGGGACACGGTGAAGCATCTGTCAGCATTATCAAAGACTGGATTTTCTTGACCGACACGGAAGCCCTGGCAATCAGGTGGCACATGGGAGCATATAGCGGAGAGCAGGACTGGGGAACGCTCAGCAAAGTATACGACCGCTGCCCGGAAGCCCTGTGCCTGCACATGGCTGACATGATCGCAACGCACATCATGGAGGTAGAAGAGTGAGCAGAGGCACCGCCTACTATGATCTTCCGAATGGTGAGCGAATAGAACTGCCGGCAACCATGCCGGATGTTGAGGAAGTGCCGGGACCCCTATGTGATGGAAAATTTGAATTGCCAGAAGCCGTAAAAGAAATGTTCAAGTGGATGGATGAAACATTCGGAACATGGGAAAGCGACTTCAGCAGTTTCAAAATCTGGATGAAATTGCGGAAAAACTTCAATCCACCGGTGCGCTGGGAAGCGGTGCAGGACAAGCGTCGAAACCCAAAGCCTTTGGGCCGAAACACCTATTTATATAAAGCGAGGAAGATCAAGAGCTTGGCAAGAAGTACACATACCAGAGTATCCCTGCACAAGGGAAAACAAAAGGGTACTGAAGAACAGTGCAAGCACACATTCAAGATAACCGCAGCCCGGTGCGCGCCTTGCAGTGGTTACAACGTGGAGTGCGAGCACTACGAGAAAAACAGTGCCGCTGATACAAAGCATGGTTCTTCTCGAACGTGAAATAAGCAGCCCTGCACCGCAGAAGCGGGGCTGCTTTTATATGGCGCATGGCGCTTTTTCTAGGCATTGAGCGCTGCAAGCAGGGCCGGACCCTGTATGTGCCGAGTTGAGTTTTCCATGGAAGCCGGTACGGTCAGGAAATCAGCCGGCCGGCATAGCGGAATGGCGCTGTACAGCAGCGTCCTCCTTTCCGTTCAAGCCCGGTGAAAGACCGGGCTGCCATTTCCGCGAAAGACGCACCCGCATGGATTTGACGGGAATGGGTGCGCCGCAGCATGAGCGTAGAAATGCCCTGTTCAATCCGCCCAGGAACAAAAGCGGTAGGCCATTGCCGTGGCCGCCCCGTCCGGCGCTCTCTTGCCGGGCGGGTCTGATATGCGGACGCATAGAGGATGATCCTGCTTCTGACTATCCCCCATAAGCAGGAAAGCCGGTTCGATGCCGGCCGTCCGTGCAAAAAGAAAAGAGGTCAATATGATTCATCTGGGCGACATAACGAAGATCCACGGCGATAAAGTGGAGCCGGTGGACTGCATCACATTCGGAAGCCCCTGTCAAGATTTGTCCATTGCTGGGCGCAGGGCGGGACTTGCGGGAGAACGATCTGGACTTTTCATGGAGGCGGTTCGGATCATAAAGGAAATGAGGTCAAGCACAAATGGACTGTATCCAACTTTCGCTATTTGGGAAAACGTACCCGGAGCCTTTTCCAGCAACAACGGAGAGGACTTCCGGGCAGTTCTGGAAGAACTTGCCCGCGTGGAGCAACCAAACGCTGTTATTCCTGGACCTCCGAGGGGGGGGGGCAGATGGAGCAAAGCTGGAACAATCGCTGGAAACGGATGGTCTTTGGCGTGGAGACAGCTGGACAGTCAATATTTCGGAGTGGCCCAGCGCAGAAAGCGTATCGCTCTTATCCTCGACCTTGGAGGCCAACGCGCCGGAGAAATATTATTTGAGCGCACGAGCCTGTCAAGGCATCCTGACCCGTGCATCCAGGCGTGGAAAGAAGTTGCCGGACTTACTGCAAACCGCCCTGCTGGAAATGATCGAATGGTGGGAGCCGGGTTCCTCTGCGGCAGTAGTAGAAATGCTGATAGCAGAGGAACGGAGGCGGACAGAGCAGGAAAAAGCGAAGCAGAGGAAAGAACGAGTGGTGACAAATGCTGTGAAGCAGCTGCGTACACGCTTAAAATCCGTTCAGGGTGCGCCGGTGGTGGAAAGGGCGCACTTGTGCAGACAGAAAAAACTGGAACGCTATCGACGCTCCAAGACCAAACGATCTTCCAACTGATCCAGGAACCGACATACTGCATCAGCGGGAATACGGTTGACCGGAAAACAAACCAGAACGGGACAGGCGTAAGAGAAAGCGGAGCCTTTACGGTGAACACGGTAGACCGTCACGCGGTAGCGTACGCATTACAAAATCAAAATCTCTGCATTGATGATGTCCTTCCGTTCGATACGACCCAAATAACAAGCAAGGTAAATAAATCCAATCCACAATGGGGCGACCCATGCCATCCGTTAGCAGCGGCGGCACACCCGCCAGCTGCAGTAATTAGAATCAGTGATGAAGAAATGCCAGTCCAACCGATGGTTCTGGAAAGCAATCAGGTTCATGCAACGGTCACACAAAATGGAATCTGCCCGACACTTCCGGCGAGTATGGGACTTGGCGGCGGGTATGTTCCGATGATTACGGACCACCCGGCGGACAGGCCTGTTGTTTTTGAAAACCATGCGCAGGACGCACGGTACAAGGAAGCCCCCACCTGTTCCCCAACGGTCGTAGCCCGTTGGGGAACAGGTGGGGGAAATACGCCGCTCGTGGCCGTGCCGGGGCAGGTCACAAGCTACGGCATCGGCAATGGACAGGCCCACGCCTACGCCAGTAAGGAAAAATCCGGGACGCTGGACACCATGCACGATGCGCAGGCTGTGGCAATCGAATACTCCGGCTGCCTGAATCCATGGGACACCCAGGCGCGGCGGGTATATGGCGAAGATGGCACATTCCCAGCACTTCCGTCCAGAGAATCAGCGGGCGGGAACCAGCAGGCGGTACTTGCTGGGCAGAGAACAAGATGGATTGTCCGCAGGCTGACACCGACAGAATGTGAGCGGTTGCAGGGCTACCCGGATGGATGGACGGACATTGGAGAGTGGACGGACACCAAAGGAAAAAAGCATAAGCCGGCAGACAGTCCACGGTACAAAGCACTTGGAAATTCCATTGCCCTGCCGCAGTGGTTCTGGATTGCCCAAAAAATGAAGTCATACATGGGCGATGGCGCAAAGCTGGGAAGCCTGTTTGACGGGATTGGCGGATTCCCACTGGTATGGGAAACTACATACGGCATCGGGACCGCTCGGTGGGCATCGGAGATTGAAGAATTTCCGATTGCAGTTACGAAAAAACACTTCCCGGAAAGGAAAGAATATGAAAATTGATGTGGGAAAAATCGCTCTGGTGGCGGTCATGATTGCAGGTATACAGACCGGCGTGCTTTATCACCGTATTGATGATCTGGAATGTCAGCGGGATATTTACAAGTCCCGGTATGAGGACTGGGAGGGCGTGTCGAAAGAGATTGCAGAGTACGCCGATACCCTGCGGGATTCTCTGAAAGCACGGGACCGGCTGGATGGGAAGCTGCTGGTTGAAGATGCTGGAGATTTTCTCTGTACAGCCTATTGCACCGAAAAGCGAGAGCACATCTGCGGAACAGGAACCGGGATCACAGCCAGCGGTGCCCCCGTGGAAGCTGATGTGACGGTGGCGGCAGACCCGGACGTGTTCCCGTTTGGGACTGTCCTCTATATCGAGGATGTAGGAGTGCGGATCGTTCAGGACAAAGGAGCGGGAATCCAGGGAAAACACTTGGACATAGCCGTTTCTGGAAGCCACGAAGATGCACTGAGCTGGCAAGGCTATGGAACGCACCGGGTCTGGATCATCCAGGAGGCAGCGAAGTGATGTGGGGCAAGCTCCAAACGCACGGAGACAAGAGAAATGACGCAGAAGTTTTGGCTATTGCTGCTGCGGGTGCCCCGTTGGATGTCATGGCTATGTTTTTTGAATCACACATTGAGGAGTTGCCTGACTTGTGCGTTGAAAAACTTGCAGAAGCAGTTGATAAACGCGCCAGCGATACTCCATGTCACCGGGAATCTGAAAACTGGAAAGACCTTGCAGCTTGGGCAAGAATTGAACTTAAAAGGAGAAAAAGCAATGGACGGATTTGTGAAAACACTGGGTGTTCTGATGGTTTTGGCAGCTGTGGCACTGTGGGCGGCACTGATTTTCTTTGTGCCTGCCGCACTGATTAAGTTCCTTTGGCTTTATCTGGTGGCATGATGGACAATGAAACACTGACACGGATCCTCTCGGCACGGTTTATAACGTGTAATGAACAGACCCGAAAAGGCAGTAAAGGCTGCACGAAAGAGTGCAAGCTCTATGAGCTACAAGAGCCGGGCATGACCTGCCGGGACAGTGTTCTTCTCCACGCAGAGGAAGCAAAGAAAATTTTGAAAATAAGATCACACAACTCCTGACACAGGCCGCCCGCTGCGGCGGCCTTTTTCGTGAGCATGGGAACAGGCCCGGCCCGGTTCAACTCCGGGATTGCCCAAAACTGAAAGGAGAACACACCGATGCAGAGGTACTACATTTTGCTGAAAGCGACCGGTGCTGGTGGGTGGCCGGGTTGGCTGCCGTACCGGCTGGATGCGGACAGCGCCGAACAGGCTGTTGAAAAAGCCAAGGAGCAGGCCGAGAATCATTACCCGGAGTACGAAAAGTTTGAAGTTCAGGCTATCGAAATTGAAAGGAGAAGCAAATGAAGCTGGCAGCAATCGCAAAGCTCATTAAGGCAGATGGGTACTGTAAACTCTACAAAGTGTTCTATGACGATTGCAGAACCTATGATTTGTACATTGGAACCAAAACGGCAATCTTCCCGCTGACCGGATTTCCGAAGGCACAAAATGAAAGTGAGTTGGCAACCCTCCTGGGCATCAGCAAAAAGGAATGGGCAGACATCGAGTTTGATAATGACTGCCCGGATGATCTCCATCACATCGAAGGGATGGATTTGGACGACACGGCAGACGGAGAAATGGACTGCGTGACCGGAAGAATCGGTATCCGGTACTGCGGGTGTGAACTGGTTCCAATGATCGAGCCTGTTTCGGGAACGGTCGGTTTTGTGGATGCGAAGCAGATCATGCCAGTAGCAGATGAAATCCGCAAGAGCGGATATTTCAAATACTGCGCCAGGAAGATGGCGAGCGGCGGACGCTACTATGTTATCAAGGACGGAATGGTGGTGCGCGGCGCGGTGCTTCCTGTAAAGCTGGAACCTCTGGCAAAGTCTGGACTGCGTGAGCTTGCCGACATGGTGAAAAAGACTAGGGATGTTGCCGATGTGGAGGACTTGAGCGAACAGGAGGACAAAAACGATGCGTAAGACTTTGGAACTGCTGGCTTTGTCCACCTGCACTGCCGCGCTGTGCGTAACACTGACTGGGTGTGAAGCAGTCAAGGGCACAGCAAGCGGTGAAAAACCGGTCAAGACGGTATATGTTTACCTGCCGGACGGCACTTTACTGGACAAAGGACGGGCGGACAAGGTAAGTTCGTTTGCACACAATGATCGTATCGTGAAAGTCACGATTGACGGGAAAACATACGAGACCAGCTGGGCCAATGTGGTTTTAGTGGAGGAATAACGATGAGCAAGATTTTGAAAAGTGTAACCTTGGGTGATGTGAAAAATGGTGGCATCTTCAGAGCGCTGGGAAAGGAGTTTGTGAAGCTGGATGCGGACGAACACGGCTGTCTGGTACTGGCAAAGGACATTTGGACGAGAATGCCGTTCCGCGACGGCGACGACCCGGAATACCCCAACGATCTGCGCCGGAGCGAGATTATGCCATATCTGGGCAACTGCCTGGCAGCGTTTACAAAGAACGGCACTCCGCTGAGTACATTCATTCCGCTCAGAATCGACCTTCAGGACACGACCGGCCAGAACGAATACGGAATCTTTGAAGTGAGGATTGGCCTGTTGACCCTGCGCGGGTACGGCAAATATTGGCGGCTGATCCCGAAGGTAGATGCGCCGTGGTGGTTGGCAACGCCTTACGGTACGCCGAATTGCTCTCCGAGCACCGGCTACGGCAACTACGTCTGGTACGTCAAGTCTGGTGGTTCCAGCGGCCACTGGTACTACTACAGCACCTGCGGTGTTCGCCCCGTTTTGTGCTTTTCCTCTGCACTCTTGGTCTCTGTCGAGGACGAAAGAGAGGCCGGGTTTTCGCTTTCCGATGTTCCGCTGGATGACCTGCTGGCCGAAATCAAGAGCCGGACGGAGGGCTAATCATGGATGCGGTAAAAAATGACGTGAAGCGGCTGGTCAAAATTGAGCTGGCCGCTGCAAACAAGAAGTTTCGGATGTTTGCAGGGCCGCATGAGGGCGCGGGAATCATCCAAGAAGAAGTCGTGGAAGCTGCGCAGGAGATGAACGGTCTGCGACAGGAACTCAATGCAATGTGGATGAATGTTTACTCCAACAATCCGCAGATTTCCACGAAGGGTGTATATGACCGGGCTGTTGCTCTGGCCGTGGAAGCTATTCAGACAGCAGCGATGGCCCGGAAGTTTGAGCGCAGCCAGCGCCGTCACTGGCCGGGGGCAAAGGATCCGCACTATGGTGAAGAAGAATGACGCACCTACCGAAATCGAGACCATCACGCTGACCATGAGCCGCCCGGTGGCCGAGGCTGTGCAAGCGGCCTGCGAGTGGTATCTGCGGCTGCACATGGGACAGTTTTGGGATCTGGCAGAAGACTTGTGCTTTGCAAAATTCTACTCGGACGCGAAAAACAATGCGTTTCAGAGCGAGGAACAGCGTAAAAACGCTTTTAATGTTGCGATAGGCCGCAGAAATACCATGCTGCTAGAAATGGAACGGCTGTACAGCAGATGCGTTCTCCCGGCCCCGACCTCAGACGTAATGAAGATGCCGTACCGGGCAGAACAGGTATGGCTTGCCATTCGCCACGCCCTGGCATGGCATGACAAGCCGGAGGGCGATCCATGGAATGTGTGCTTTGATAAGCCGCTGAACCGCAGCGACCAGCCGCAGCCGGTAGTAAAACTCAATGAAAAGCAGGAGGCAAAGAAATGAGAAAGATTTTTATGGTGGGAGCATCTGCGGCGGCAAGCGTTTTGCTGATGACGGGATGCAACAAGCAGGTAATTGATTTGACCTACGAATATTCGCAGGCACAGATTAAAATGCCGGATGGAACCGTAATTGAGGGCAAGGTGGATAGCTGGAACGATTATGAAGGCGACCAGTTACAGGTCAAAATTAACGGAACAACATATCTGGCCCATTCGTCAAACGTGGTCCTCTGGCACTGAGCAAGGGCAAAGTTCGGGATCGAGAGGAAGAAGTTGCACCCGAACCTTGAAGATTTTGAAGTTGGAAAGTTGGAGACAGTACCATGAGACAGAACGGAGCAATGTTTATCTGCAACCGGTGCAGAAAGCAGGTGTTCGCGGAACGGTTCGACGATGGTGTGTTTGACCAGAAGGTGCTGGATGGGTGGGCGCTTGAAACGAGGGACTTCTTTGGAGTTGGCGACTTGTGCCCGGAGTGCTTCAAAGTGTACCGCGAAACGATGAATCGTTTTTATGAAGGTGGCCGACATGGAGAATAAGACAGATAACTCCAAGAAAAAGGAAGAACACGATTCTTTGAAACCTGCAAGGGATGCCATTGCAACTGCTATGCGGGCCGCCCAATTTGCGAAAGCGATCGGCACCCCACTGCCGAAACCACTTAAATGGCAGCGTGAATTCTATGACGCTACCGGTGTGTTTCCATACGGCTGGTATGAGTGCCCGGTATGCGGGTACAGGACAGATTGGGAACCGCACGCCTGTCCGATTTGCCACACACTACTAGAACCGTGACGAAAGGAACACAGGATGATGGAACCTGAAAGAACCTGCTGCACCTGCCGCTGGCATGAGGGCTACACCTGGGTATGCTTCAACGGCAATTCTCCGAACCGTGCCGACTTCACTGACCCGGAGGACACCTGCGAGTGCTGGGAAGTCAGAACGGAAGAAAACAGCATCGGTGACTACGAAGTAAACTAATCAAGCTCTAATCAAGAATTAAGCAAGCCCGTCGTTAAATTGCCGCCCTGACGAGGCGGCAAGGGGCTTGTATGTGTAACTTAATCTAGCGACCACAGAAGAACACAAGCCGGGGAAAGCGGGGGTCAAGGGGGAGAAAACGAGGGCGGGTCTGTATGGCTTGACGGAATGGGAAACTTAGAAAGACCTGCCCGGCGTTGTGTCCCCCTTGTCCTGCGAAGCCGTGTGTGTTTGGTCCACAGAAAAGAAAATCCCAGTAGAACTTTGCGGAAGGAGGAAGTGAACGGTGCGGGCATGGTACATTCGGGAGCAGAGACACATTCTTGGAACGTCCGATTATGCAGAAGTGGATCTCTTTGAAACAACGGACAAAGAGCATACCGCATCCACCCGCCGCAAAAGAGAGCTGGCAACCTCCATTGCGCAGCAGAAGTATAACGACATGATAGCGAGACGGTATTTCTGCCAGCTGGCCTATACGAATTTCGGGGAAAGCGACTGGGCGGTCACGTTTACATACGACCACGGCCACCAGCCAGCACCCGGAGATTTTGACCAAGTAGACCGGGACTGGACGAATTTTACCCGCCGCTTGAAGCGCTTCTGCAAAAAGATGGGTCGAGAAGCATCCAAGTGGATGCAGGTTGCAGAGTACAGCGTGGTGGACGAGGACGGGAAAGTTACCGGCAGACACCATCATCATGCAATCCTGCAAGGCAATCTGACATGGCAGGAGATCAAGGACTTGTGGCGGGACAGCACCGGGCGGCCGATGGGGCTTGTGAAAGTTGAACCTATCGACCTGACCTGTTCCAGCTTTGAACGCCTGACAACCTACATGACGAAAGCCCGCGCCCGTATCCGGCGCTGGCGACAGAGCCAAGGGCTGCAAAAGCCGAAAACCCCGCGCCCGAACGACACCAGATGGAGCCGCAAGCGCTTTGACGAAGCGTTTGCTTTGCCGGATGATTGTGAATATTGGGAGAAAAAATACCCCGGTTATACCCTGCGTGAGTGTGAGCAGCATATCACCGGCAATAACACCAAGCACCTGATCGTGAAACTGAAAAAGAAGCCGGACACCCGGCGGAAGAACAGGAGGAACCAGCCATGAGCGCCAGACTGGAACTGGACGATCTGCCGCCGCGCTACCGTGCGCAGGCGGAGGCTCAAATAGCAGCCAGACAACGGGGAAAGTGTACCCATACGCAGCCAATGGCGGAGGCCGCAAGCGCTGCTGGGCGGTTGAACAAAACTTTTGATTCCTACGGAGAGTATGTGTATTACATCGGCACGATCTTGCCCGGCATTCAGTCCGGCAAGATCGTGTCAGCAGAACCGCACCCGAAGTGGACGCTGTTGCAAGAGGAAGAATACTGTGCAGTGAAACTCCCGGCGGCGCATTACACGGCAGACTATAAGCTCACCTATGCAGACGGACGGGTGGATGTGGTCGAGATCAAGTCGAAGTTTACCCGGAAAGCACAGCGGGATTATATCTATCGCCGTAGGCTTTTTATCGACCTCATAGCCAAACCGCAAGGATGGGGATTTGTTGAAATCATTACACCGGACACGAAAGCAGAAACGAAAGAGTGGAAGCGCCTGGCTGAACAGGCGGGAAAGGAACAATTATGGGCAAAAGCAGAGCGAGGATGCCGGCATTTTACCGGCAGAGCATCCAGAACGCAGTGAACCAGCAGATCAACATCAGCAAGTCGAAGCACCGCACCATGCTGAACCGTGAAGCAATCGGGCAGGTCGTTTCGTACTGCGCTGTTGCTGCGGCGCATGATCTCTGGGACTGGGACGAGAAAGAATCTACGCTTCTGACCCTGAAAATGAACAATGCTGCATCCCGGTACATTCTGGATCATGACAAGTATGGTGCACCGGAAGCAAAAAAGCGACTGGAAGCGCGCACTGCCCACCTGATGCCGGAAGAATTTTGGCTTCCGGTGGGTGGTCTGGTAGGCTCTGAAAAAAAGCTGCGTGTTCTGGCTGAACGCCGGGACGCTGCAAAGATGATCGTTCGTTTCTTTGTGGAATCGCTGGAAGAAATGGAGTACACCCCTGAACAGATCGAGGCCGTGAAGGAAGAAATCAAGAAAAATTACCAGCAGTTCCTCGGCTGGGTGGACGATGGCGGAGAAGAAGTTGCCTATGATCGTCTACGCCGGGTCATTGAGGACATTTACGGCGTGGGTGCCATGGTGGAGCGCGTCAAGGGTGAAGAACCCGTTTTCGGAGAACCCCTTTTCAAGAAAGATTTTTGATTTTTTAGGAGGACTGAGCAGTGAAAGTACACGAGGCGGAGGCAATCTTGAAATATTATGCGGACATCCCGCAGCGGATAGAGATCATCTGCCGTCAGTGTACCGCACTGAGCGATGAAGTGGACCCTATGCGGGGAATGGGCACCGATGGAATGCCCCGTGGTGGAACGCCTGGGGACAGCACGGCGGCGATGGCCTGCCGGATGGATGAACTGGGCATTGGAGACCAACTGCGTCAGCTGGAACGGCAGCGGGCTGTGTTGCTGGAAGATCAGAACATTATCCGAGGACAAATGAACCGGATGGACAGTGGCCACAATCTGATTTTAACGGAGTTCTACATCAACCACAAAAAATGGCACGAAGTACAGCAGAAAGTTCCATACAGTGTGCAGCACTTGAAGTACCTGCGAAACGTCGCTCTTGCACAGCTGGGAAGGAACCTGGAACGGCTCCCGGAGTGCGCCGCTTTATTATCGCGTGCGTTAAACACGCGCGAGGAACAGCGCCGAGCGGATGCCTGGGCGGAGGGTGACATTCTCTTATAGGCAAGGCTGCCTGCGGAACTTCATGTGCAGGCGCTTCCGCAAAATCGTGTCCGATGGTCGTAGAAAAACAAACACGACTACCCCAAAAATCTGAAAACAGGCATAGAAATAACCCGGCGGGCAGTTGGCCTACCGGGTTTCGTGCAAAGGAGGACAAAGTTATGGGAAAGAAGCATAAAAACAAGGTTCGGGTGCTGCCCGGAAGGATGTATAGGCTGGTGCGGAGTGACAGGAGCGTATACTGTGACGCAGAGAACGCGCTCAGAACCTGCTTTATCGAAGAAACCAAAGAGCAGCAGGCCGCACGGGAAGAGGGCGAACTGTGCCGGTTCGTGAGGATGGCACCGGATGGTGGCGTTGAACTGATTTCAAACGCAGGAAACGTAGTCCGTTTCAAGAACGCAGAAGATCTTGCGAAAACGCTGCGTTTCGCAAAAGATGTGCTGAGGGTTACGGAGGCCTTGAAAAATGGGAATCAAAATTGAACTGACCGATGATAAAATTATTGAACCGTCTGGCGGAATAGCAATGTTTGACCTTCCGGGCGGAGAATTTCCGGGGAACGAGGATGTGCTGTTTGATCTGCGCTGGTCTGTGATTCCACGGAGAGAGGGCGGAATTGAAGTCTTTGGAGGAAATGATGGCAAAATAGTCCTGGAATCGGAAGAAGAGGTAAAGGATCTGTGCGAAGCTATGATACGTCAAATTAGAGCAAAACCGATATTCTCGGATTCAGGAGAGCCGCTGCTGGACTGCCAATCTGAAAGGCGGGCAGCTGAACCGGATTTACGCGAAGGAGGACAAAGTGAAGATCAAAATTGAGATTGACAGCGGCATGATAAGCCCGCGAGAATATGCCGTTAGAACCATCGCAAAAGAAATCGTGAAAACTGGAATCAAAGAAAAGCAGATCTGGTACAACGAAGCGGCAATCCAAACCGAATTGGAAAATGCAGAGGTAGGAAGGCTCGTCAGGTGTTGGTTAAAAAATGTTTGGCCGCTTCCACAGCTACGTTCTTTGCAATCTCGATTATCACATCTGCGCTGAAAGAGCCGGCCTTTTTGGCAACGCTTTTGACCTTTTCCCAGTTCGTATCAGACCGAATGTTTTCAAGAAATCTATGCCCATCAGGCGTAATGCGGGAAATGGGAATGCGATAAGTGTCTTTCGAGAAAAGCGTTTCAACAAACCCGGATTTGACGCAATACTCAACGGCGTAAAAGAGATCGTCGTTGTCGTAGGTCTTTTCAAGTTCAAGCTGGTAGGCTGGCGGTGTTTCCGGGTCATCCAGCAGGAAGTCGTTCACATTGTTTTTCTGGTAAGAAATGAAATAGCAATAGTGGTTATAGTCTGTGTACTCTTCTGCGCAAAGCATAACGGCGCGGACGCAATCCATGTTTAACTTCATACAAACCATCCTTTCAACACCATAAGCCCGTCAGGTCATCGACCCGGCGGGCTTTTGGATTTCGTGATTTACTTTTCGTGTGGCGGCTGGTCATCCGGCGGAGCGTTGCGCTTGAAGATGATCTGCGGTTCGTTCGGATCACGGCCTTCCTCTTTGGCGTTCTGGGCGATTTCGTCCATCAGGCCGACAGGAAAACCGTTTTCGTCGAGCGGCCCATCGTAACCGGTGAAGTCAACGACGTTCACGCAGGGCGGTTCGGGGATGGTTTTGTAGTATCTGCCGTCCTCATAGTTCTGATCCGTGACCCGGTTCCAGTAACCAATGTCTCCGTGCTGCTCCTGGGCGGCTTCCATCGCTTCCCGTGCCTGTTCTTCAGTCAATCCGTCGAACAAGAGCCGGGAGCCATCAGCAAAGGCGGCGACCAGCCGCCAAGGGGCAAAAAATTCAGCTTCGTCCATGAAAATGCTCCATTTCGTGCGGTTTTCGTGAATGAGTTGAAGTTTTGAGCACGGAAAAGTCCAATTCATTCACAAAAAAGTGAATTTCGTGTACGAAAAGTCATAATCTGCAAACAAGATATGATATTTTGGACACAAAACTTTCTATTTTGATTTCGTGGGGATGTACCCATTCAGGCAGCGATTGAAACCGCGTTTCGTGAGGGCATCGGTAACTCTGTCCTCTGGGAAGTAGTAAGTGGACCCGTCTGCCGCGGGCACAGCCCCGGCGGGATGCTCTGCGCCGGTGTACCAGTCCGTTTCCGTGTCGTACTTGCGGTGCAGGTACTTGTAAACGTCACGCTGGGCTTTGTCGAACACCTCCACGAAAGAGAAGGACGCACAAGGCGGCAGCTCTTTTGCCAGCATGGGCGCGTTCTGCGCCAGCCATGCAGCCATTACGGTTTTAGCTGCGTTTCGTTTTGGCTTGCCTTCCCGGTGCACCAGATCCAGCAGCTGCACAACAAAGGGCTTTGGCAGGTCGTTCAGCACTTCTTCCAGCGGGTAAGGATTTTCGTGCAGGAGCGGCGAGGTGCGCAGTTCCGGCACAAGATCCAGTTCGTGACAGGTTACGGGCTTCTGGCGGGTCTCAATACGCTCACTGGTGTAGTACAGCATTTCCTTGATTTCGTTCTGTGCTGCATCAGAGAGCTGTTCAACCAGTTCGATGCTGTCCGCAAAGCTGATCTGCGCCTCGTTTCGTTCGCCGGTGCTGCGCCCGGTCTTGTATGCCGTGTCGATGATGCCAAGTTCCATAGCCAGCCGGAAAACGTGCTTGCAGGGCTTTTTCCGGCGCACAAAGTCGTTGCAGGTGCAGCTTGCAAGGGTGGTCTGGTACGGCTCTTTGCCGGATCCATAGAAAACCCCGGTTTCGTGTTCCTTGTCCACGGAAAGCGGGCTGGTCTTGCTCTGCTGGGCGCTGGCAAGGCGCTTTTCTTCGTCAGTGTCTGCGGGATGCTCTGTCCAGGGACCAAAGGCGGGAATCATAGTCATAACGGGAAACCTCCTTTTCGTGTTTCGTTACTGTCATGATAGAGCAAAACGCAAATAAAAGCAACAAATTAGAACAAGATTTCGTGACGGGATGCAAGAATAACCCCGGCGGGCTGCCAGGGCTGGCTGTCAGAACGGCAGGCCGGTATAGTTGCGCATGGGCATAGCATCGGCGGCGGGAACCAGCATATTAAGCAGCTGCCGGTATAAAGCCGGTTTTGCTGCACGCTGGGCACGGAAGTCCTCTAGGAATTGCGCCTGTGCTGCCAGATCGGCCAAGTTTTCGTCATCCACGTTGTAGCATTGGCATTGATCCCGCCCGGCGGAGTATATCCAACATCGAACCATGAAAACACCTCCTTTCTGTTTCGTGATGCTCCCGGCATAAATGTCGGGAAGATGGGGCGGGGCCGCTTTGACCGGTGTGACCCTGCCGGGGCTTCCGGGTCCGTGTTCAGGCGTGGACGGCGGGCAGAGCTGCCAGATCGGCGAGGCGGGGCACGGTCAAGTGGTGACGTTCTGTCACCGATTCCGGGCGCTGGATCTGGGCGGCGTGCTCTGCGGCGGCTTCGATGATCTCCGTCATCCGCTTTGCGGCTTCCTCCGGCGTGGTGAAGTTCTCGACTTCGCGGATGTGGGTCTTGCTGATCCGGTCGGACCAGTCGATCAGGCGGGCGGGGTCAAAGTTGACCGGCTGCACGGTGATCTTGCAGGTGGTGGGCTTGCCGTTGGTGTAGTAGTCGGCGGTGACGATGTAGGCGATCTGGGTGATGGCGTTCTGGTTCTTCATGGTTGTTACTCCTTTTCGTTCTGTATTTCGTGCTGATACTCCCGGCGGCCTGCCGGATGGGCTGTTACCCATGAGCGCCCGCCCCGGTCTGGGGCGGCTGGGCTTGCACCAGCGGCAGCGGGAACGCTGTCGGCCTTGCGGGTTTCGTGTTAAGCGTTCAGCTGTAAAAACGTGCTCTGCGTGGGGATCAGGTGCCGGGTGAGGGTGTCGGTGTAGCTGGCCTCTCCCTCGTAGCTGTCAACCACCCGGCGGTCTGCGGCGGCCATATCGTGATAGCTCTTTTTGCCGTAGGTGGGCGGCAGCCAGCCTTTGCGCTGTCCGGCGTAGAGGTTGAAGGACTTCAAAACGTCCGTGTTCGTAAACTCGATGTGGCAGGTGCCTTTCTTGTAAAACGTGGCGGTGAAATAGTGCAGCTGGATCTTCTGGGTCTGGCCGCTCTTTTCGGCGGCATCCAGCACGGCGCGGAGTTCGTCCCCATTGTAGGGCTTGCCGTTCGTGTCCAGGAAGTGCAGCACCCGCTCGATCTGGGCAACATGGCCTGTTGCGTTGTACCGGGGGCAGAAACGCCCATCGTATGTATCAAAGGCGTTGCAGCGGAAAATCACCTTGCGGTTGATCTTGTACGCGGAGTTCGTGCACCAGCCGTTGTAATAATGCACGTTCTTGCTGTACTCGTCGTTATAATGCAGGTTCGTCCAGTCGTCGAACAGCTTTATAATTTCATGGTCGATGCTGGAAAGAAGATTTCGTGAAATTTCTTCCCGGACGGTCAGAATGTTGTACGCGCTGAAGTCGTAGCCTTCAAGCTCTTTGATTCGCTTCTGGTAATCCTGCTGCATTTCGTAGGTCATCGCATCGAACAGCTGCGGCATTTCAAACAGCTGTTTCCAGTACATCCCGCGCAGTTCCCGGATAGCGTCGTTATAAGATTTCGTGAAAGCCATCACGGGGTTTTCTTTCTTACCAGCGCCGGCAGAGGAGAACAGGGACTTGATCCCGTCGTATTCCGCATAGATCCGGCGCACACCTTCGGCCGCGGCGTTGTACCGCTCAATGGCTGCCGTGATGGGGTCGGAAGATACCAGGGCGGCAAACTCCGGGTTTTCTTTCAAACGCTCTGCGGTTTCGTTTTTCAGATCCAGCCGGATCCGGCTCACCGGCTCCCGGTCGGGAATGTCCACCGACACAAGCGCCACCTCCGCGCGGGCGGCGCGGCGGGCATTCTTGAAAGCATCCGGGATGTATTTTACCGTAGCGTGCAGCTCTTCCAGCTTTGCGGCCAGCTCTTTCCGTTCGTTGGTGCAGGGGTTGCGCAGGGTTTCGGCGTTGAGCAGACAGCGGATTTTGCCGCCGTCCTGCATGACATCCAGCGCTTTGAGCAGGTGCGCGGCACCGGCGGAGAAAGGCGGATTCATGACGATTGCGGCGTATTTCGTGGTGGGGCGGAAGGTCAGAAAGTTATCATGCACCACCCGAAAACCGTCTTTCTTCAGCACGGCGCGGAAGTCGCTGGAAAGCTCGATGCAGTCAAGCTCTGCGCTTCGTGCCTTTTCCTTGTCGTAGCGGTCAACCTCGCCGGTTTTATAGTCGTGGTGGACGTTGAACGCCAAAGCGTGGACCTGACGCGCAAGCGCTCCATCACCGGCGGACGGTTCAAGGATGGGTTTCGGGTAGGTGGTGAACCCGGATTTTAATTCCCGCAGGGAAAAGACCATATCAAAGGCCAGGCTGTCCGGCGTGGGGTAGAAGTCCAGGGAATCGTTTGGGGTGGTCATCGTGTAAACCTCTTTTCGTGTTTCGTGATATGCCCGGCGGAATGCTGGGCGGTGGGGCGGGGCCGCTTTGTCCGGTGCGGCCCTGCCAGGGCATCCGGTTTCGTGTCAGGCGTTGAGCTGGTAGCCGCGGCGGGCGCAGATGAGGCGGAGCCGGGCGGCGGCGATCTGCTGGCGGACCTCTTCGGGCCTGCCGGTGCACTGGGCTTTCCGGCGCAGGTCTTGCAGTGTCCACTGCTGACGGATGATCTCGCGGGCCTGCTCAAAGATGTTGTCAAACTTCTTCATGATTTCGTTCTCCTTTCGTATCATGCAAACAGGCGGTTGCATACCTGCTGTATTTCGTCGTTCGCCTTCATCGGGGCAATGAGCACGGAAACGGCGGCTTTCTTCGGGTCTACGGTGTCCGTTGCCAGGATGGGCGCAAACGGGCTGTTGCTGCTGTGGTAAACAAATTCGTGATGATCCACAAAAGCGTCATACTCCGAATTTATCATGATGGGCCGGGATCCGTTGCGGAACATTCGGAACGTGCCCCAGACTTTGCCCTTTGCTTCGACTTCCTGCAAGATTGAAGTGCGTTTGACTTCTTCTTTGCAGGCGCTGAACTTCTGGAACATCTGCGCGGCGGTCAGCTGGTGCGGATCGTTGACCACAAACCCGGCATCGCTGGAAACGATGGTCACGCCGTCGGCGGGTGCGTCCTGCATGGTCACGGGCTGGATAACATCCCGGTAAAGGACGGCGGGCAGCTTGAACGCTGCATAGCCGGTGATGATGTACACGCTGCCGCTCTGGCAGGTGATCCGAACGGCGTTGCGGCTTTTTGCCTGCCCTTTCAGATAGGCGGTGATCTTCTTCACGTTCAGCCCGGCGGGGGTGCTGGTTGCTCTTTTCATATTGCAAAAACTCCTTTTCGTTTTCGTTCTGTTTTTCGTGCCCGGTGCGCTGCCGGGGTAGTGGGGCGGGGTTGCTTTGCCCGGTGCAGCCCTGCCAAAATATCCGGTTTCGTGGTGGTGGGTCATGCCAGCAGCCCGGCGGCGATGCTTTCAAAGTCCAGCTGTTTCACGGGTGCTTCATCCGGCGCGGCTACGGCGGCGGGGGTCTGCTTTGCGTCCTCTACGGCCTTCCGGGTCTTGCGCCAGGCATCCAGCGCGGCGGCCTGACCCTTGCGGTCGGTTTCGGGGACAGCCAGGAAAGCGGCCTTTGCTTCCCGCTCTGCCTTGCGGAGCACATCCGGGGCGGGCTTTTTCGTGGCGGTGGGCTTGCTGGCCTTTTTCGTGGGCAGCGGATCGACGTGCACCAGCTCCGGCAATTCGTGGTGATCTTCGGTGATGATGGGGGCCGGGGTGCTGGCGGTCTGCTCTGCTGCTGCCTTTGCGGCCTTGCGTTCTGCGGCCAGCTTTTTGTTATACTCCATGATGGCGGCGACAGATCCGAAGCGGCCGGCGGGGGCCTGCTTTGCGTCGTGTACCTGCAAGCAGCTGAACAGGTGCGATTTCGTGGGGTAGAAATGCGGCGCGGGGGCTGCTTCCTTGCCTTCGGCTTCAGCGGCTTCCCGCTGGGCCTTGCTGGGGCGGGTGGTGTACTTCCACAAGTAGCATTCAATCAAATGCGTTTCGCCCTTCTTGACGCTCTTGCCTTCTTTCTTCCAGTGATCGAAGGTGTGCAGCTCTGCCGCTGCAAGGATGATTTCAACGTCTGCGATGGTGGCGGGCTGTTCGTCGCCGTTCTCGTCGGTGGTGACTGCGTTTGCAGCCATTGCGGCGATCTGCTCCGGGGTGTGGTGCGCGGTGGCGATGGCGTGCAGGGTGGCGGGGTCCAGCTTCGCGGCTTCGTTCATGATGATCTGATTGTTGGTCATGCCTTTCATGGTTCGTTCTCCTTTGTTCGTTGTGGTTGATGTTCGGGATGATCTCCCGGCGGCTGCCGGGGTAGTGGGGCGGGGCTGCTTTGCGGTGCAGCCCTGCTAGAGTGTCCGGCGGTGGTTCATGCGGTGTACATCTGGCGGAACAGGTCCAGCGCTCCGATCTCTGCGGCCTTGTGCTGTGCTGCCAGCTTTGCGCCGGCGCTGTCGTGGCCGTTGAAGTGGTACGCTTCAGAGTAGGCGTTGACAATGGCCCATTCCCGGCGGCTGCGCTCCTGCTGCGCTTCCCACTCTGCCAGATCGAAAACGTAGATGGTGCAGGTCCAGGCGTACAGGCTGAACACCTGTTCAACCTTGACCTTCAAGCCCTTGCAGCGGTCAAGCGTGGCTTTGATCCGGTCGCGCTCCTGCCGATCCATGGGAACGATGGAATAGCAGGGAATGAAACGATTGTGCACCGGGGTGACGTTCCAGCGGTGACGGGCTGCCAGCTGGTTTATTTTCTTGTCGAGTGCTGTCATGGGGTGCGCTCCTTTCAGCAATCCAGGCCGCAGGCTGCAAGCGTGCGGGTGATGATGTCAACATCTGTCTGGCTCCACTGGCAAGATTTGAGGTCGTAGGCCAGGCGGTGCAGGTCGATCCCCTGCACCGGTGCGGGGTTGATGGCTACAACGTCGCCGTTGCCCTGCACATAGTCGGCGGCCTCTTTCTTGCTGGCGGCGGGAACGGTCACGCGGAAAACGCTTTTCCCGTCGTCCAGATACACGTTGTACACGGTCAGCTTCTTCATGGGGTGTGCTCCTTTGTTCGTGGGTTGATGTTCGGGATGATCTCCCGGCGGCTGCCGGGGTAGTGGGGCGGGGTCGCTTTGCGGTGCGGCCCTGCTAAGGTGTCCGGGGCGTTCAGCCCAAAAGAGCGGCGGCGGCATCCTGCCAGGTGGGGAAGGCGTAGAACGTGCGGCGTTCGTCGTTGGTGTTCTCGCCGGTGATCTGGGCGGCGATCCGCTGCCCGGTGCGGGGGTCCCATCCTTCCAGCCGATACCCGGCGGCCTGAAGGCGGCGGGCTGCGGCGTTCTCCTTGCGGTTCCGTTCGCGGATCTGTTCAAGTGTCATCATGGTGCAGGCTCCTTTCAATCTTCGGTGCAGCCGTGGCAGTAAAGCGCGTCAATCACTTTGTCATCGCTGAAATCTTCCGGGGTGCCGTTCGCGTCAACCACCAGGTCAACGCGGTCATAAATTCGCAGATCGGTTTCATTATCCACTACAAAATACCAGTCGTCACCGTCCAGCGCGTCGGTGCACCAGACTTCAACCGCGCCGTCATCGGTGGCGGTCATGCCCTGCACAATGGCCGGGGCGATGTAGCGGCCCAGGGGGCCGACGGTGTAGGGGCATTGTGCCGCGGCCTTCGGTGCGGTGCCTGCCAGCAGTGCGGCCGCCAGTGCGGCGGCGGTGGTGATCTTCTTTGCAAGTGTCATGTTCTTTGCTCCTTTGCTTTTCAGGTTTGCCCCGGCGGGCTGCCGGGGTTATGGGGCGGGGCCGCTTTGTTTGAGCGGTGCGACCCTGCCAGGGCATCCGCTTGACTTTACCGCCTTTCGGTGGTAAACTGGCTTACAAGATGCGTTGTGGAAAATTCATCTTGCAAGCCTGTCACCTGCTTTAGTGGGTGGCGGGCTTTTTTGCTGCCTGCTTCTTTTTCCACTCTGCCAGGTAGGCGGCCCAGATCGCTTTTTTCAAAGCGGCGGGGAGCTTGAAAAATTCAATGCTCATGCTGTTCACCTCACTTCCTGCCCCAGACCGGGGCGGCTATGTTACCAGCTTGACACGTTGCGGTGTCGTTCGCTGTGGCTGCATTGTAGCACCGCAACGTGTCGCCTGTCAAGCACGTTGCGGTGTTTTCGGCGGTCTGCACAAAAAACACGGTGCGGTGCTGTGAAAATTGCACGTTGCGGTGTCGGTGGAACTGTGCTATATTATATTTATAAAAATAAGCAAGGGGTAATAATATGCCAGTTTCGGAAACAAAAAGACGAAATAACGACAAATACAACGCAAAATGCGACCGCATAACCGTTTGGCCCATAAAAGCAAAAGGCGCAGCAATCCGCGCCGCGGCAAAAGAAAACGGGGAAAGCCTGCAAGGGTATATTTTGGCGGCGGTATATGCCAGAATGGAGCGGGAAGGGCAGCCGCTAGAGATCGACCCGGTGGAATCCGGGGAAGAAGGGGGACTATAGGGGGTTACTGGGGAGAGTTCTAGCCTGCTAGGTTAAAGCCCTACACCTGCTTCTCACTCCCGTTAGGTGGAGAATCTGACCCCTCCGGCAAACGGCAAAATTGACCCGGATGGAGCACCGCCAGCGCCAGCCGTGACGCTGGAACGCCGACAGCGGGAACGGTGCCAGCGCTGACCATGCCCACCGGCACCGCCAGCAGATCAGCCCCACCACCGGCACCGGGACGCACCCCGCCGGAACCATTGCCGCCAGTGCAGACAAAAGGCCAGAGCAGCAGCGCACGCCGCGCCGTCTGCCCTGGCCTTTTTCTTTTGCCCATCTTCCCGCCGCTGGCCCTGCTGCCTGCCCGCTGCACCGGATCGCCTGCCGGATCGGTGCGGATCAGTGACGGCCCGGCCCGGTCGATGACCCCGCCGGCACCCCGCCGCCGCAGCAGATCACCCCGCCCACCTGCACCGCCAGCCAGAAGCAGACCGACACCAACAGCAACGCCAGCGCCGCACCGATGACCCCGCAGCCCACAAGCTGCACAGCCTGCACACCCTGCCAGACCTCACAGCAGCCAGCAGCCCACCGCCAGCACCTACCGACACCGCACCCCGCCAGCCCTGCCGCCCACCTGCCGCAGCAGATCACCCCGCCAACAGCCAAAAACCACTCACCGCAGCCCGCCGCCGGAGGGGTCAGATTCTTTACCTGACCGGCATATGGCCTTTGCAGTATAGCCAATAGCTAGGCTATAGCCGCCTTATCTAACCCCCTGCCCCCTTCCTTCTCCGCCTCGACGGCCTGCCGCTGCCCTGGGCACCGCCAACCGGCGGCCCGGCACCGGCCCGGCCTGCCGTCGCCCCGTCCGGCCCCGCCGCCGGAAAGGTACTGCCCCCCCGCCGGCGGGCGCGGTGCGGGTTCCGAAGC